CATGCACATCTAAAAGCTTATGCAAAAATTAACGAGGAATCTTTGGATCGGGCTAGACGATTGCTTTGGTGGCATTACAACTGTTTACTGTGGGGAGAAGCTACTGTAACAAACTATATTTCCCGCCTCCGTACTTGGTTGTCAACTCCTGAAAAGTATAGAGGCAGGGATGCCCCGACCATTGAAGCAATCACTAGACCAATCCAAGTGGCTCAGGGAGGCAGAAAAACATCTACGGCTACTAGAAAACCTCGTGGACTCGAACCTAGAAGAAGAAAAGTTAAAACCACAGTTGTCTATGGGAGAAGACGTTCAAAGTCCCGGGAAAGGAGAGCCTCTTCACCCCAACGTGCGGGCTCCCCTCTCCCACGTAGTTCGAGCAGCCACCACCGATCTCCCTCGCCTAGGAAATAAATTACCTGCTAGGCATCACTTAGGAAAATTGTCAGGTTTATATCAAATGAAGGGCTGTACTTTTAACCCAAATTGGAAAGTTCCTGATATTTCGGATACTCATTTTGATATTGACGTTACAAATGAGTGCCCTTCCCGAAATTGGAAATATCTGACTCCGGCCAAATTTTGGCCCAAGAGCATTTCCTACTTTCCTATACAGGCAGGGGTTAAAAACAAGTATCCTGACAATGTGATGCAACATGAATCAATAGTAGGTAAATATTTGAGCAAGCTCTATGAAGCAGGAATCCTTTATAAGCGAGTATCTAAACATTTGGTCACATTTAAAGGACAACCTTATAATTGGGAACGACAATACCTTGTCAATCAACATCTAGTACCTGATGGGGCAACATCAAGCAAAATCAATGGATGCTCGGAGAATCGAAGGAGGAGAAATACTTTTAAATCAACTGGCAGGACGCATGATACCAAAAGGGACAGTAACTTGGTCCGGGAAATTCCCATCAATAGATCACGTGATGGATCATGTGCAAACAATGGAAGAAATAAACACCCTGCAAAAACAGGGTGCCTGGCCAGAAGGGGCAGGAAGGAGGGTAGGTCTCACGAACCCTACCCCTCAAGAGATTCCTCAACCCCACTGGACACCAGAAGAAGATCAGAAAGCTCGGGAGGCTTTTCGCAGATATCAGGAAGAAAGACCTCCAGAAACCACCACCATTCCACCAACACCAACTCCGTGGAAACTGCAACCCGGGGACGATCCTCTCCTGGGAACCAAGTCGTTACTAGAAACGCGACTGCAAACCCAGAATTCCGAGCCAGCCGTGCCTGTAATAAAGTACCCCCTCGTCAAGAAGAAGAAAATGTCTGGTACCTTCGAGGGAATACTAGCTGGCCTAATCGGATTACTGGTAAGCTTTTTCTTGTTGATAAAAATTCTAGAAATACTACGGAAGCTAGATTGGTGGTGGATTTCTCTCAGTTCTCCAAAGGGAAAAATGCAATGCGCTTTCCCAGATACTGGAGCCCAAATCTCACCACATTACGTAGGATCCTGCCCGTGGGGATGCCCAGGATTTCTCTGGACTTATCTCAGGCTTTTTATCATCTTCCTCTTAATCCTGCTAGTAGCAGCAGGCTTGCTGTATCTGACGGACAACGGGTCTACTATTTTAGGAAAGCTCCAATGGGAGTCGGTCTCAGCCCTTTTCTCCTCCATCTCTTCACTACTGCCCTCGGATCAGAAATCTCTCGTCGCTTTAATGTTTGGACTTTTACTTATATGGATGACTTCCTCCTCTGCCACCCAAACGCTCGTCACCTTAACTCAATTAGCCACGCTGTCTGCACTTTTCTACAAGAGCTAGGAATCCGAATAAACTTTGACAAAACCACACCATCTCCGGTTAATGAAATTAGATTCCTCGGATATCAAATTGATCATCACTACATGAGGATTGAAGAAAGCAGATGGAAAGAATTAAGAACTGTAATTAAGAAAATTAAACCAGGAGAATGGTATGACTGGAAATGTATTCAACGATTTGTTGGGCATTTAAACTTTGTATTACCTTTTACTAAAGGTAATATTGAAATGTTGAAACCAATGTATGCTGCTATTACTAACAAAGTTAACTTTAGCTTCTCTTCTGCTTATAGGACTTTGCTATATAAACTAACTATGGGTGTTTGTAAATTGCAAATAAATCCAAAGTCCTCTGTACCTTTGCCACGTGTAGCCACTGATGCTACACCAACACATGGCGCAATATCCCATATCACCGGCGGGAGCGCAGTGTTTGCCTTTTCAAAGGTCAGGGACATTCATATCCAGGAACTGCTTATGGTATGTTTAGCTGGGATAATGATTAAACCCAGATGTATCTTATCAGACTCCACCTTTGTTTGCCACAAACGATATCAGACATTACCATGGCATTTTGCTATGTATGCTAAACAATTGCTATCTCCTATACAATTGTACTTTGTTCCTAGTAAATACAATCCTGCTGACGGCCCATCCAGGCACAAGCCGTCTGATTGGACAGCTCTTACATACACCCCTCTCTCGAAAGCAATATATATTCCACATAGGCTATGTGGAACTTAAGAATTACACCCCTCTCCTTCGGAGCTGCTTGCCAAGGTATATTTACGTCTACATTGCTGTTGTCATGTTTGACTGTACCTTTGGTATGTACCATCGTTTATGATACTTGCTTATATATGGATGTTAATGCTTCTAGAGCTTTAGCCAATGTGTATGATCTGCCTGATGATTTCTTTCCAAAAATTGAGGATCTTGTAAGGGATGCTAAGGATGCTTTGGAACCTTATTGGAAATCTGACTCAATAAAGAAACATGTATTAATCGCTACTCATTTTGTTGATCTTATTGAGGATTTTTGGCAGACTACACAGGGTATGCATGAAATCGCTGAAGCTATAAGGGCAGTGATTCCACCGACAACTGCTCCTGTTCCCTCTGGATATCTCATCCAGCATGACGAAGCTGAAGAGATTCCATTAGGGGATTTATTCAAAGAACAGGAGGAAAGGATAGTTAGTTTTCAACCTGACTATCCAATAACAGCGAGAATT